TTCCGCTTTGTATTTCGCCGTGGTTTTATCCGTTTCGTTGCGAAGCGTGTCTAAATCTTCCGCGGCTTTGGCCGTCAATGCACGATTCTCTTCCAAATGTTCTTCCAACTGTTGAGACATCAATTGCTGTTGTTGTTCGTGTTCCTGTGCCAATTTGGCACGTTCCATGGCAGCTAATGCCAATGCTTGGTCGTTTTCAGCCACCAATTCTTGCGTCTTGGCCTCTTTTTCGGCCACCGTACCTTGCAAAGCTTCGATTTCATTCTGATGTTTTTCATCAGATTCCGCCATTTCTTTTTCATAAGCAAGTTGTGCTTCTTTCGAACGTTTTCGTTCCGCGTCCAATTCGGCTTGAAGTTTACTTTGCAAAATACCAATTTCATCTTTCGCAAGATTTAAATCAATCACCAATTGTTTTTCCAATTCACGAAGTTTAGCATCTTCTTCTTCTGTTTTGGCATGGACGTTTTTAAGCGCACTCAATTTGTCTTCGGTATCTTGACGTCTTTGTTCTTCCGCGGCCAATTGCAATGCCAAGAGTTTGGCCTGGTCGTCGGAATTTTCTGTCATACTGGCCAAGCGTGCTTGAAGTTCAGATATTTTGGTAGACTTGTCGTTTGATTCCGCCATAAGTTCTTTTTCTTTGGCTTCCAGTTTCTCTTTTTCTTGTGCACTCATTTCCACAACATTGGCCAGTTGTCCTTGAACAGCGACTAATTCAGCATCGCGTTTGACACGGGCTTTGTGTTCGTCGTCCAATTCTGTTTCAATTTGTTGTTCCTTTTGTGTTTGCAGCATTTCCAACTCTTGAGCATGTTCGTCCTTTATTTTTTGAATGGCCAATTTGTTCTTTTCATTCTCTTCTGTATTTGTTTTGGTCAAATTGATTTTGTCAGTTTCAAGTGTGTCAATCGTTGCTTTTGCATCCAATGCATAGGTTTCACTTGATGCCTGCACGTGTTCCAACTTGGCTTGCAAAACGCTACGTTCATTTTCTTTTTCTTGTAGTGCTGTTTGTGCTTCTTCTTGTTGTCTTTTTAGTTCTGTTCGTAATCTTTCTGCTTCTCCTCCTTCTGTTTCTTGTGTTGTTTGTGTTTGTTGTTCTGTGGCTTGTGCTTCTGCTTGTTCTTTTTGTTCTTTTCTTAATGTTGCTAGTTCGGCTTTTACTACTGTCAAGTCTTTGGCAAAATTTTCTGCTGATTCTCTTTGAGCTTCTCCTTCTTGTGCTTTTTGTGCTACTAGTTCTGCTCGTAATTTTTCTACTTCTTCTCTTTGTGCTTCTGCTTGTTGTGCTGCTTGTGCTGCTTGTTCTTCTAGTTGTATTTTTAGTTTTTCTGCTTCTCCTTCTGATGTTGTTGTTGAACCAGTTGTTGTTGCTGCGATTGTTTGGGTTGAAACTGCTGTTGAACCTGTTGTTGTTGAACCTGCTTCTGTGTTAGAGGAGTCGGTAGATTCAACATATTTGTATGGTACAATTTTTCCATCATTTCCACCAATAAATGCACATGTATCTGAAAAATCAATATCTTCTTTAAGTTCTTCATATGTACGAACCGAAGTATTTTTTTCAATCCATGTATTAAGATCTTCAGCTCCCAATTCAATTGTATTTAAATCTTCCCCAATTTTTCCATTACCCAAATAATTATATTTATGAAATTTAAAGTCACCTTCATCTGTTTCACGGACTTGAATTACAAAACTGTTAGAATTTTCTTTTGATTCTACCTTTTCCTTCATTTCATTCTTTTCTTCTCCTTCTTCTTCTTCTTCTTTCTTCTCAACAACTTTATTTGATTTTAATACTAATAATTTATATTTTACTAATTTATCTTTATAAAGTAATTTAAAATTTTTATCTTCTCCTTCTCTTCCTTCTCCTTCTCTTTTTTTTACTTCTCTTCCTCCTTCCTCTTTTATTATTTTTTTATCTACTGCATTTTTAGCTTGTTCTTTTATAATAGAAGTTATTACTGAGTCGCAAGTTATTGTTTGTGCTTCATTAAATTTATTTTCGAGATTTTGTACATTACGGTTAGATTGAACGGGTGATTGACCGCCGGGTGAATTCATAATCTATATAATAATTATATATAAAAATTATGTTAAATCGTTATTGATGTAATTGTGTAGTAAATTTTCAGTACTTTTGTTGTAGATGTTGCCAGATAAAAAGGCATTTTCGAATGTTTCTCTAAGTAAATCTTCAGGTGCATTGGTACCAATTTTAATAAGATTATGTAATCTTAAATATTGTTTGATTTCTTCTAAACTTTTCTTCTTTAGTTTTAATGTTTCATTTTTAATTTTTTTACGTGTTCTTCTGTTCTTAATAAGCACTGATACTTTGTTATTATATTTTCCTAATCTCAGTTTTTTCTTCAATGTTCGCATTTTTTTATATTTTTTCGGAATAGGGTCAGGATTAATACTATCTTTTAATGTTTTTAATTTATCTTGTCTTTCTGAAACAAAAAGCGGTTTGGGTATTTCACGTTCGGGCGTTCTTATTTTTATTTTTGGCGCATGATGATTGTTTTTTATTGTTCTTTTTCTATAACTTGAATAAAGTTCCTTGTTACCATTTTTTAAAATTCCATATGGAGGATCCGGTGGAGGAGTATATGCATTTTGATTTATAATTTCTTGTGATATTTCTTTAGAAATTTCTTTTGGGATTTGGTAATTCCCATACTTTGATGGTTTTAATATACCTTTTTTCATGGTTCTTTTCCTTTTTTTCTTTTTTTGTTTTTCGGAAACCTTGTCCAAATAAAGTAAAGAATTCTGAAAAGAATCAGCGAACGAATCGTCATTAATTTCTGGTGTTTGTGAAACTTGTTTCTTTTTTTGCTGATGTCTTTTGATTTTCTCTAAAAGTTCATTTTTAATTTTATTAGGCTTAAAAATACTGGACAATGCTTTTTTTTCTCTTTTTTTCCTCTTTTCCTTTTTAGGCGTAGAGCTCCCCATGTGAATAGATTTTATACGGATTTTCTTTTTTAATGACATTGTTATTAAGAAAGAAAAATAAAGTGGATTGTTAACTTATTTGTTTAAATCATTTATTTTAGGTTTTAAGTTTTGTATAAAATCCCAATTTTCAAATGATAAATATAAAAGAGAACTAATAAGGAATCCTAAATGCATAAGCATAATACCAATAGTACCATCATAAAAATAATCATTATATTTTATCATTGTTATAACAGTAAATAAAATTAAAAAAAAAACAAATAATCTTGTATAATATTTTTTATTACTACTATGTTCTGGTGTAAAATAAATATCTATCGTAACGATAAAAAAATTAATAATGACAAATATCAATAATGTATATTTTTTAGGACCATCTATTTTAAAATCAAATTCGTTTTTAATAATATGATAAATTGTAAATATAGCTGATATAATACATGTATATGTCCAAATACTATCATTCATACCTTGTAAATCCTTTGATTCTTCAGTTTCTATTTTAAACCGATATGTATATAAATAATCCATTACAAAAGTTAATAATGACATTTCTAACCATATAAATGAAAAAGAACCTGATAAATAACAGGATAATGTAACAAGAGATATTGTCATATAACAAAAAAAATCAGTTATTAAATTATTAATTTGTAATTTATTATCAATAATATCATCATATATTTTTAATATAATTCCATATAGAAATGTTATTATAAATATTTCTTTCATAATAAATTATTATATTTAAAATTTATAATTTATACACAATTAAAGTTGTAATCTAATGTAAGGCAACATTTTATGTAAATTTAGACTATCTCCTAATTTTAACTAACCAATTATTTTCTGTACCTTTACGATTATAAATGAACCATTCATAAAAGAAAATACAGTATGATAAAACATATAATACAGCAAGTATATAAATATTTTTACTTAATAAATTATAATAATTTTTGTAAAGATAACAAGTTAATCCAATACAAAAATCACCAGTGATAAATATATCATAAAAATATGGCAATGGATATTTATAAGCATCCTGAATTAACATAATGGGCATGAAATCCCAAACACCCCATATTGTAATACCAAAAAAACCCACAATATAAACAGATTTATTATAACGATAATAAAGAGAATAAAACATCATCGCCAAAATTGGATAAACTAATAACCATATAGGTAAATTAATTAAATAATTTGGATAGTTTGATAAATTAAATTTTTTTTTGGAAGTCTTATTAACAACATCCATGTAATTTTTACATATCAACAAGCAACTAATAAATTGTAAAATAAGAAAGGTAAAACCAAAGTAAAGGATCTTTTATAATCCATTATATATATAAAATTAGAAATAAATTATAAAAACATCAAACATTTTTTAATATTTGTTGGTTCAATAGGTAAATTATAGTCTAATTTTTTGAAAAACATTTTTAAAAATTCGGAAGGTTTTTCATTTTTTGTTATTTTTTTTTCAATATCAATAATTTCTTGTTTATATTTTTCAAGATCAAAATAGACTTCATGAAGTACTTTATTTTGGTATAATAAATTATAAAAATCTATTTTATTTTCTTGAGTTAATTTTTCGTATTTACACAAATGTTCAAATATATTGTTATTTTTTGTAATTTGATTTAATTTTACAAAAATATATGAACTTTTTTTTTCATCAAAATCTTCGCAAAATCCTTTTATATTCCAATAAGATGGTTTTGTAAGATTAATATAATCATCTCGAATTTGAAAGAATCTTCCAAAACATTTTGCCATATTAAAAATATCATTCATATATTTATTATTACCTTTACTAATTAGACATAATTGACAAATTAAATGAAATAAAATACCAGTTTTATTATCGATCATATAAAAATAATCATCAATTGGTACTATTTGTTTATTTTTCGCCCACAATAAGTCTAAACCCTGTCCTATATGTATATTTTTTAAAGCACTTATACATGCATTTTTTGCTTCTTTTAAAATATTAGAAGGATATCTCGTATCAATAGAATCTAAAAGGTCAAAACATTTTAAATACCCAGCATTCAATGTTAAAGGAGTACCATATACTAAATGGGCACATGGTTGTCCTCTTCTTTTTAAAGATTCATCTTGAATATCATCAATCACTAAACTAGCGTTATGAAAATCATTGATATCTTTTATAAAAAGTTTTGTATTTGGATTATTATTGTTATTTAATAAATGTTGTATATATTTTATAAACAAACTTCTGGTATTTTTTCCCCCCATGTTTACAACATATTCAACCGGTTCATATAATTTTTCTAAATTCATAATATTATTTAAAAATATTTATTTAAATAATATTAAACTCATTCTTTGAATAAAGGTAATAAATTAGTAATTGACCACGTTGTCTAACCAAATAAATATTTTTAATATGTAAATCACCATATGATTCCAATGTGTTTTTACTTTTATTTGTTTAAATCATAAAAAAAATAAATATGTGAAATATATGATAAATATATATGGTTTATTTTCATTTTTTACTTACTATTTAGTAAAATATTGGAAACTTTTATTAATGTTAATTGTAATATTGTGTTATATTTTACTAATTATAATATTTTCAATTTCTTATTATATAGTTAAAGCTTTAAAAATAAATTTTAATAATTGTTTTTTTGGTTTGGATAATTATACAAAAGAAAGTATAAATGTGTTGGAAAAGTATGGTAACTATAACATTAAAAATGTATATCTAGTAAAACAACCATTTTCACAATTTAAAAAATTAATATTTAATATTTTGACATATAATAAGTATGATGAGTGGGAAAATAAAAAAACCATTTTTCATACATTAATTATAGTAGAGTTAAAAATAAAAAAAAATATAGTAAAAAAAATATGTATAGAAAAAACAAATAATTTAAAAATATTATCAAATTTTCAAATTTATGATAATTACACTCTAAAAAAAATAAAAATTAAAAAAAAAATAAAATTAAATGAATTATTAAATAAAACTAAAGATAGGATTGGTAATTTAAAATTTTTCAATTTTAAACTTTTTGAATGTAATTGTCAACACATTGTTTTAGAATTTTTAAAAACATTGTGTAAAAATAAAAAAAGTAAATTTATATTTCAAAAATTAAATAAATTAGAAAATACACAATATGGCAATTATTTATTGAACGGTATTAATAACACTGCAAATATTGTTGAACATTTTTTTGATATAAGTTATATAAATAATTTTTAACCATTTAAAATGTCGATATAATTTATATAAAATTAATATTGCAATTATAAATGTAATAATTGTAAAAGGATACCAAAAAATAATGTTTGCTACATGTTTACTTGTAGAATTATTAATATTTTAAAAAATAACATACCATATTATAAGTTATTACAAACTTAAATGTCTAATGTAACTTTTATTCCTTTATGGTCGCTGGCGTTACTATCACCAAATAAAGAAGCCTTTTCTATTTTAATATTACCTTTAATCATAACGAAATCTATACACTCTTCTGGATTATCGCATGGATATGTATTTACATATTCACCAAGGAACTCGTGTACACTATTATAACCCTTTTTAATCATATATCTAAAAATATTTGATTTTTCATTATCATTAAAATCTCCCAAAATAATAACGTTTTTCTTTTTCTTACAAAGACGAATAATTTTTTTTATATGTTTTAGTCTTCTTTCTTTATCTTTTATTTTTTTACCAGGAGGTAAATGAATATTTACAACTCTAACATCTTTGTTATTAAAGACAAAATCAAAATATTGAATAATTCTATTATCAATATTTTTATTTTTTATTACAGTTTTTATACTTTTGTCGTATATTACAAGTAAACCAAAAAAATACCACATACCTAGACCTATGGGCATAAAAAGGAAGCTTACAATAAAAAATATATATGGGTAGTTAAAGTATAAGTTTTTGTGATAATAACCCAAATAAGAAAATAAACAACAACATATCAACAATAACTTATTCATTAAATAATCAAAACAATAAAATATGTATTTTTTGTATTTTGTTGAAATTTTATTTATATTTTTATATAAATTATTTCTTTCTAAAAGAGGTGTGTCAAAATATTTCAAATTAGGTTTTGTTAAAAATGAATATAATTCTTTTATTTTATCACCAAAAGGTAAAGTGGCTTCTTGAAGTGCGATTATATGAGTTGTTTCCATTTCTTTTTCTAAAATTTTATTAATATTAATTAATCTTTTAAAAAAACCATCATGTATAAAATTGATATTCCATGTGATAATATTAAATTTCATAATATACTCAAATATATTTATTTAACTTAAAGATACATATCGGAAACAAAACCCTTGTCTTTTCGTTTTTTAACTTCGTCATTACTCAAAAACATTTCAAATCCTTTGTCCAAATCTTCTTTATTCAGTTTTTTCTTTTCTTCAATGGGTAAGCAAAATACTCTTCTGCTATGAGCAATTTTGGTTTTCGCCAATAATGTTTCCATATCTCGACCATAATATTTGAAGTAGTCCATGTTTTTTTCAAACCATGTGTCATCTATGTTTTCATGCGACCAACCAATATCTTTGATTTTCTTTTGAAAAATTAAGTTTAATTCTGAAGCATTATAGTCATCAGTATTAAATCTCCATGTAAAGCGTGATTCCAATCCCGAATTATATGCAAAAAAGCAATCTTTTAAGTCTTTTTCATACCCAGCAATAATGACCATTAGATCATTCTTATGAAAGCTTAATGCCTCGCATAATGTATCTATACACTCCTTTGCAAATGAATCACGTTTTTCTCTATTTCCCAAAGCATATGCCTCATCTATAAATAAACATCCGCCTAAACAACTTTTAACTAATTCATTTGTTTTTATAGCAGTTTGCCCTAAATAACCAGCAATTAACTCAGTTCTTGTCGCCTTTTTAAATATGTTATTTTTCAATACACCCAATTTTGAAAAGATTTGTCCCATAATGTTAGCTATTTCAGTCTTACCAGTACCGGGAGGTCCATATATAACAGTATGCATAAAATCATTACTTTGGTTATTGTTTTGATGTAAATTTTGCACAAAATACAATATTTGGTCTAATATGGATGATTTGAGACCATTCATTCCAATCATATTATCTAGTTGTGTCAAAGGTTCCTTAATATTATGAATAGCTTGCATATTAATGTTATATTGTGTATCAATCTTCATGGGATAGTCTTTTATCAATTGCAAGAGATCTTTTATAGTTTGGACGGTTGTCTTAATTTCTACTTTTTTAATTTCGGGTACAAATGGTCGTGGTATTTGAACCATTTTAGGTTTATAAAGAAAATGGGGATCAAAATTAAATTTGGGTTGTGTTGTTTTAGATTGATATCCTGATAAATTAGAGAAGTTGTTTACTTTGTTTAAAACAAATGGATTATTAGTATATACTTTATTATAAAAAAAGTCAAATCTATTGTTAACTTTGTATAAATAATCATCAATTATCAATTTAGAATTGTGATTAGGAGTTAAATATGTATATTCAATCCTGTCTCTTTCACTTTGTATTTTATCTAATAATTCTTTCATTATTATATTAAAATCATGATTACTTTTTATGTTTTTTTTATTATCTTCTAAATACAATATTTTTGGATATTTAAAAAACTTTTTTCTATTAGAAAAAAGTAGAGGGTTATTTTTAATAAATATTTTATTATTTGACATATCAATGTTTGAAATTTTATTCATATATATATAAAAAATTATAAAAAATTGAAAAGAAAAACAATTTAAATAAATAAATTATAATAAAAAAAAAATGGACACCGAAAAATGTTGGAAAATTATTCAATCTTATTTTAAAGGTAAATATTTGGAAAGGTTGGTAAGACACCAATTGGAATCATATAATAATTTCATTACGCATCAACTACAAAAAACAATAGAAATGTTTAACCCTGTTACAGTACATTCGGAACAGGATTTTGACGAAGTATCAAAGAAATACAGATTGGAAATGATAATATCATTTGAGAATTTCCAGATTTATAGACCACAAATTCATGAAAACAACGGTGCAACAAAGATAATGTATCCACATGAGGCGCGTTTGAGGAATTTCACATATGCATCGGCGATGACGTTGGATTTGAATATTAAAATTCTGAATCGATATGGTGAAAATTTGTCATCTTTCGAGACAATATATAAGAAAATCCCACATGTTCATATTGGAAAACTACCTATTATGTTGAAATCATGTATTTGTGTTTTGAAACAAAATAGTCATTTGAATCAAGATATCACTGGAGAATGTAAATATGATCCGGGGGGATATTTTATTATTAATGGGAGTGAAAAAACGGTTATTGGTCAAGAAAGGGCTGCCGAAAATAGAATTATGTGTTTTAATGTTAAAAAGGTAAATAATAAATGGGCGTGGAAAGCTGAAGTAAAATCTATTCCAGATTTTAAATGCATTTCGCCAAAACAAATCAACATGGTTATACTGGCAAGAGACAATGGTTTTGGTCACCCAATATATTTGCTAATACCAAGAATTAAAAAACCGGTCCCATTATTTATTGTATTTAAGGCACTGGGTATTATGTCTGATAAAGAAATTTGTAATATTATATTATTGAATTTGGATGATAAAAATATCAAAAAAATGCTTTTTGGATTGAAAGCATGTATTATCGAAGCAAATGAATATATTACACAGGAAGATGCATTGGATTATATTATTGGACAAGCAATGTACACACCGATGAATATGGATAAAGAAACCGGTATTTTGAAAAAGAAAAAATTTACGGAGAATGTATTAAATAAAGATTTGTTTCCTCATTGTGTTACAAAGAAACAGAAACTTTATTATTTGGGATATATGACAAATAAGTTATTAAAAACAAGTTTTGGATGGAGAAAACCAGATGATAGAGATTCTTATATCAATAAACGCATTGATTTAACAGGTACATTATTAAACAATCTTTTTAGAAATTATTTTAACAAATTAGTAAAAGATATGCAAAAACAAATTGTGAGACAAATAAACAACGGTTCATGGCGTTCAACAGATGACCATTTAAATATTATCAATCAAACAAATATTTATAAAATTATCAAGTCAACTACTATTGAAAATGGATTAAAAAGAGCACTTGCAACTGGTGATTTTGGAATTAAAAATTCTAATTCAAATAAAGTAGGCGTAGCCCAAGTGTTAAACCGTCTAACATATATTGCAAGTTTGAGTCATCTGAGGAGAGTAAATACCCCTATGGATAAAAGTGGGAAATTGATACCTCCAAGAAAACTTCATCCAACACAATGGGGATATATTTGTCCAGCTGAAACTCCTGAGGGAGGCAGCGTTGGAGTTGTAAAAAATTTAAGTTATTTGGCCCATATTACTATTTCTTCAAATAGTCATGTATTACATGATATAATTTTACCTAAAATCAAGGCACTAGATGATTGTATCCACGAAGAGTTATATGAAAAGGTCAAAGTATTTATTAATGGTAGTTGGATGGGAATTTCACAAAAACCATATGAATTATATTTATATTTGAAAGATAAAAAGTACAAAGGTATATTTAATATTTATGTTAGTATTGTATTCGATTATAAAAACAAGGAAATACGAGTTTGCAATGATGCGGGTAGAGTAACCAGACCAGTTTTTCGTGTAAACAAAAAAAGAAATATTCTAACAAATAGACAATTGATGAAAGATATTAAAAATAATGATTTGATGTGGGATGAATTATCAATTAATCATAAATACAAAGATACAATATTAGAGTATATAGACCCTGAAGAACAAAATTCATCTTTAATCGCAATGAATTCCAAAGAATTGAAAGAAAAGTTGCAATATAAGTATACCCATTGTGAGATTCATGCAAGTACTATTTTGGGAATTTTGGCGAGTTGTATTCCTTTTCCAGAGCATAATCAGTCTCCAAGAAATACTTATCAATGTGCGCAGGGTAAGCAAGCATTAGGAATGTATGTATCAAATTATGATATTAGGATGGATAAAACGGCCTATATCCAAACATATACTATGAGACCGTTGGTAGACACACGTATTATGAATTTTATAAATTTGCATAAAATTCCATGTGGTTCAATGGTATGTGTAGCCATTATGACATATTCCGGGTACAATCAAGAAGATTCTATTATATTTAACCAAGACGCATTAGATAGAGGTTTATTTTCGGCAACAATTTATCATACAGAAAAAGATGAAGATAAAAAAATATATGGTGACGAGGAAATCAGATGCAAACCTAATTTCAATAAGACAAAGGGAATGAAGTATGCGAATTATAACAAACTTGATAAAAATGGAGTTGTACCAGAAAATACATTATTGGAAAACAGAGATATTATTATGGGGAAAATTGTACCAATTAAAGAAAATAAAAATGATCAAACAAAAATCATTAAATATTCTGATGAAAGTAGATTATTTAGAACAACTGAAGAAACGTTTGTTGATAAAAATTATGTTAATAGAAATGGAGATGGTTATACATTTTGCAAAGTAAGGACTAGAACTTATAGAGTTCCTGTTATTGGAGATAAATTCTCAAGTCGACATGGACAAAAAGGTACTGTGGGTATAATATTACCAGCTGCAGACATGCCGACAACCGCTGAAGGAATTAGACCAGATATTATCATCAATCCTCATGCAATTCCAAGTAGAATGACTATTGGACAACTCAAAGAAACAATATTGGGTAAAGTATTATTACAATTAGGATTATTTGGCGATGGAACAAGTTTTACTGGGTTGGGATTGGAAAAAATTTGCAGTGAAGCATTGAAGGTTGGTTATGAAAAACACGGTAATGAAATATTTTACAATGGTATGACAGGAGAACAAATAGAATGTAGTGTATTTTTCGGACCGGTATTTTATCAAAGATTAAAACACATGGTCTCTGATAAACAACATAGTAGGTCAATTGGTCCCAAGGTTGTATTGACTAGACAACCTGCAGAAGGAAGAAGTAGGGATGGTGGCTTGAGATTTGGCGAAATGGAACGTGACTGTATGATTAGTCATGGAGCAAGTAGATTTACAAAAGGTAGGATATATGACGCGTCAGATAAATATGTAGTATATAGTTGTGGAAGTTGTGGTATGTTTGCGAAATTCAATGACGAAATGAAAATTCACCATTGTAGTACATGTGATAATAGAACCGATTTTAAGAAATTGGAAATACCATATTGTTGTAAATTGTTGTTCCAAGAATTGATTACGATGAATATTGCCCCTAGAATTATTACAGAGTAATTTTAGGAATAAAATGAATTTATTTATATAATGAATCCTTTTTTAAATAGTGTTAAATCTTTTGTTCATGAAAATACTATAAATTTTAAAAATGAAGAAAATTCATCATTTAAAGAAAAATATATTTTTGAAAAGAGAAAAAATGAATCAGAATTAATTTTGGAAAAATATCCAAATAGAATACCTATTATATGCGAAAGATACGATAAAACATTACCACACTTGGATAGGAAAAAATATTTAGTTCCAGAAGATTTAATAATGTCTAATTTTTTATATGTTATTAGGAAAAGGTTAAAATTGGATGCACATAAATCATTGTATATTGCTATTAATAATAAAATACCACCACTTTCTAGAAGTGTTTCTACTATATATGATAAATCTCGTGATGAAGATGGCTTTTTATATATAAAATATTGCGAAGAAACCACTTTTGGTAAATAATTTTTTTATGTAAATATATTATATATGAGTTTTACATTAGCAAATGTTCGACAGGCCGATTTAGGAAGTAAAAAAACGGGTGGTAGACACCATACGCAGGATTTTTCTAGTGAAACAGCTTTAAAAAGAAAAATCCAAATGCGAGTAGCGGTAAAAGATGAAAAGGTTGTGTTATTTGGTGCTAACGGCAATGGTCAATCTGTACCCAATAAAGGTATCTCATCTGATTATATTTATTTTAAAAATATTTACACAAGGTTTCAACTATCAACCGTATCTAAACAATAATTATATATTTGTAAATTATCTTTTATAAATATATAATGAATAAATTTCTTGTTGAATTTTTGGGAACTCTCTTCTTTGTTTTTATTATTATTTCAATTGGTCATCCTATTGCTATCGGTGCCGCTTTAACTTTAGCAATTTTACTTGGAGCCAATATTTCTGGTGGACATTTTAACCCAGCTGTTAGTGTAGCGATGACTATGGCTGGTAAATTACCTGTCAATGATTTAATGTTGTACATTGGGTCACAAGTTGCTGGTGCAGTTGTTGCTTTACAACTTAAGAAACATTTGAAGTAAATATTTAATAATTTTTATAATATAAAATTATTAACTAGTTTTAGGGTTTGCTTGTAAAAAATTGCTCATCGTATTTGTTGAATTTTTTGAGCATCTAAAATAAAATAAATATTCTATTGGTTCAATATTTGATTCTTTCGTATTAAATAGAACTGAAAAACACATATATGCTATTTTTTTCTTAAAATCTAGTGGATTTGAAGATGTATTAAATAGATTTATTACTGCATTAAATTTTTCATATATTTGAGTCGCATTATTATATGCTGTCATAGCGTTTGTACCAGTATTTAATGTATCATACCTTTCCGCCAATAATAAACTAACTTGTTCTAAATCTAAACTTTTAAATTTTCGCTTTAATACACTATTGTTTGTAAGCATCAAATCATGTACACTTTTTACTTTGCTAAAGGTTTCCAATAAAAAAATGTGAGAATTTGTCGCTAGGTCTTGTACTTGGTTTATACTTAAATCTAAAAATATATGTGATTTTAAATCATCATAAAAATTAGTAACAAATGTACTATTTTTACTAATATCAATTGGATTTGTACCTTTTGTGAACACAATTTGACCAGATACGTCACACATAATTAATTTGGGATAAATAGAAGGTTCAAATGGTTTTTTAATTGTTGTGATAGGACCATACCAAAAGTCTTTCCACGATTCAAATGATAGATCATACGGTGTTCCAGAAATATCATTTATAAATTTTTGGTCATCTAAACATAGTTCGCTAAAAGATGTTTCGTTTAAATCTACGATACTTTGACTATCACTTAAATCACCAGTTAAAGCAAATTCTAATTGTGCAAATCTAATTACTACAGCACTTGCGTCTCTTAAAATAGACATTTATATAATAATATATTTAAACATTATTTTCTTAATTATTTAATATGGAAAATATTAATGAGAAAATTGTAAGCATACAAAAATTAACAAAGCCAATATCTTTACTAAAATCTTTACCATCTAGTCCAAAAATTAATTCATTTGTTAAAAAATCTAGAAACCAAATCAGAGATATTTTAAATGGTAAATCTGATAAAAAGTTGCTCATCGTCGGACCATGTTCAATACATGACTTTGATTTAGCGTGTGATTATGGTGTTATGTTAAAAAAAATATCAGATAAAGTTGGTGATAAAATTTTGATTGTTATGCGGGTATATTTTGAAAAACCGAGAACTACCGTGGGATGGAAGGGATTGATTAATGACCCAGGGTTAGATAATTCATTTAATATTAATTCAGGGTTGCGCTTGGCTAGGAATTTACTACTTTTTTTAAATAGTATCGAGTTACCATGTGCTTATGAAATATTGGATACATTTACACCACAGTTCATTGGTGATTTAATATCTTGGGGAGCCATCGGCGCTAGAACGTGTGAAAGTCAAGTTCATAGACAAATGGTTTCAGGGTTATCTATACCGGTTGGTTTTAAAAATAGCAGTTCGGGTGATTATGATGCTCCAGTAAATTCTATTATATCTGCAAGTCATCCTCATTGTTTTTACGGTATTGATTTTGATGGTCAAGCTATTATATTAAACACAAAAGGTAACGAAGATTGTCACTTAATATTAAGAGGATCTAGATATTCAACTAACTATGATGTCCAAGAAGTACTTATGGCATGCACTTTGATGAATGAATCAAATTTAAGAAAAAATGTAATGATTGATTGTTCACACGGTAATAGTGGTAAAGATTATACAAAGCAAAAAGAAGTATTTAATTATGTTTGTACTCAATTAGAAAATAATTATAATTATGTCATTGGTATGATGTTAGAATCAAATATTAATGAAGGAAAACAAAAATTAGTATTTGGAAAAAAAGAAGAATTAAAATATGGTGTGAGTATTACTGATAGTTGTATAAATATAGAAGAAACAGAAAGATTAATACTTCAATTATGGGAGATTTTATAATATTTACTTTAGAATCAACCTAATTTGTGTGTGATTCCTATTTTATCTGACAGGGAGTGGTTGTTTTTAATTTTCGTTTTACCGTCTCCCAAATATCTGCGTTCTATTTTAAAATATTCATGTTGTATTTTTAATTTTTTTATTAATTTATATTCGTCCAATGTAATTTTTCCTCCTCCTAAAATAAAAACCTTATTAATACCAACTCTTTTATGAATGTTAACCCATTTTTTGGTATTGGAACAAGGTTTTCCCTGATACAAACCACCCCATTTACATTTTTTAGTATAATCGGCGTGCCAGTAAATATTTTTCACAAATTTAGGAACTCCCCAAGGTTCGGCTTCTTTTATTTGTATCATGTATATATCTATATCGGGTCTCATCTCAGAAACCAATTGAAATGCATAACCTACATCTGGTTTTTTTTTATTGGCGGAATCACCAAAATATAAAAATACGGAATCTTTGGGTATATTTTTCAATATGTTTTTCATTGTTTTTTTTAAATCCGCTATATATCTAAATTGGTTTTTACTACCATTTCCTATTAACATAAAAATATTTCGGTTTTTCATTTTTTTCAGCAAAGAATTGAAAGTTATCATATATAATACTCAAATAGAATTTAACTAACAAGGTTATCTATATATTTAAATCAATTTATCGAAGCCGAAGGACCAAATGAAGCGTCGCCTCTTTTTGAATATTATAATCTGATAGCGTTCTACCGTCTTCAAGTTGTTTACCCGCGAAAATTAAACGTTGTTGATCAGGTGGGATTCCCTCCTTGTCTTGGATTTTGGCTTTGATATTTTCAATAGTATCGCTTGGCTCAACCTCTAATGTGATAGTTTTTCCTGTAAGAGTCTTAACAAAAATCTGCATTTATATATATTATATGTGTGTTTTTTAAGTATGTTTCATAATTTGATTTTGGGATGAATTATAATTCAATTTATTTTGTAAAAATCATAAAATTTTAAATTTTAAATTATATGATTAATGAAATTAATTACTGTAAGCCAAACCACCCATACCACTCATGATGCGCAAGACATTGTAGTTGGTGGCGTAGACACGGACCTTAGCGGTTGCATCTTGACCGACGCAAGCGGCAGAAAGGACAAGCTGCAAGGTAGCGTTATCGATTCTGGACATATTGCATGTACCGGAAGGCTGGTGCTCTTCTGGGCGAAGTGCAAAAGAGTAACAGTTAATACCGGTGTCTGGACTGCGAGTGTGATGCTGGTAAGGTTGGACAACATCGAAGTAAGAACCTTCACGCTCCGACATGCGGTCTTGTCCATTAAGTTGAAGCTTAGCAGTGATAACTGGGTTATCACCCCAGCAGTGAAGTTTGTGAGCAGTCTCGGCGAGGACAAATGCTCCAGCATCAGAGACAGTAGAACCTCCTCCACCCGACGGTGCGACATCACCATAGGTACCGCTGGTCCATTCTGTATGAGAAGCGGCTGTATCGTTAACAAAATCAGCACCCGGATCTTGGAAGAGACCAGAAGAGTTAATAAATGTATTATCACCGGCTACCGAACCCATACCAGCGAATGCAATGATGGAATTAGGAAGAGCATCAACAGCATCAGTGTAATTGTGTGGTTGAGCACCAAGAGCACGAGCAAGGATTGCATCTCCTTGGAAAGAAGCACAGTAATTAACATTCTTGTCTGGTTGGACAACGAAGACTAATTCTTTACAAGGATGGTTGAAATTCAACTTAATTTTGTTACTGGAAGAACCAACGGATTCATCACCAGTAAATTGAAGTTGTTCAATAAGGTACTCATGAGGATTCTGGGCCATACGTCTGCGCTCATCAGTATCGAGGAAAATATAATCAACGAAGAGAGATGCCGCAACGAGAGATTTACTGTAAGCACCGGAATCCTTTAAGGAATCGTCTTTAGCACCAGTCAATTTACTAACTGCCCAGAGACATTCGTCGAGAGGGCGGAGTTCAATGGTAATCTTAACTTCATGATATTGAAGGGCAATAAGAGGAAGTGCGAGACCAGGATTACGGCAAAACCAGAATTGAAGTGGGATGTAAAGAGTTGTTTCAGGAAGGGCTTTGCGAGGAGCACAAACCGCATTAGGTGCGTTTGCGGTACTGCAAGCCGATGAAATTTCGGCGAACGCAGGGTCAGTAAGGTAAGTAAGCTGAGTAGTATTACCAATCATTTTGTTGTATCCACTTTCCTGCTCGGAAGTGAGAGTAAGTTGGTTCCAGATGTGCATCCAGTCACCATACTGTTTGTCGATGCGCTGACCACCAATCTCAACCTCGACGGTGGAGATAAGTTGTTCCCCAGGGTTATCAAGCCATCTTGCATATCTAGTACCGGTAGATGGTTGGGAAACTTCAGGGAGAGTTACTTGAAGGTAAGTTCTGTAGGCAAGATCACCATTTCTAGAAATGGTGCATTGAACTCTCCGTCCAAAATCAGCCTGACCGTTGAAGGTCTGTTCAATTGCTTCCATAGCAAAATTCGTGTGTCGTCGGTATGTTACTTTCCAGAAAGTAATTTGAGGATTACCCGTAAGGTAAACATCTTGTGCGCCATAAGCTACTAATTGCATTAATCCACCACCCATATTGTATTATAATATTGCTAAAGAAAAAAAAATTCCTAAATTAATTAAATTAATTAATTTAAAACAAAGAATAATTATTTTAATATTTTTTCTGTTTCACTATTTTTCAGCACAAAATCTCTTAAATATTTATTAGAAAATACTTCTTTTTTACCCTCATGTTTTTTTGTAAATATGTATGAATCACCTTCTTTTCTTATTTCCCATCCATCATTTAAGGCATTAAAAATAAATTTCATTTTTTTATGCTCTATTACGTTGCTATTACTCATTATGTATTTGTTAGAAAAGCTTAAAAATATTTAAACATAAATGTGTTAAAAATAAATATTAACCAAATTATATAATAAAAATAAATATATATGATTTATATATGCCTAATTTTAAGCCTAAATCAAAGAAGAAAATTAGAAAGTTTTCAAAAAAAAATATAACTTTGGATAATAAACATAAAGAGATAATAAAGGAATTTGAAAATAATAAAAATGTTATAATTCCTAAATTATTGATTGATATAAAATCTATTAAAAAAAAAATGAAAAATGAAAAAATTGAAATTGAAAAAAAAATGGATTTGCAAGATTTGCTAAATAATAAAAAAAAAGAAGTCATGAAATTAAAAAAAAAAGAAAAAAAATATTATTTAAATAATTCACAAATAATTTTCGATTATTTTGAAAAAAAGAAAAATTTATCTGAAGGTAATAATAAAACAAAAATATTACATTCTTTTTTTGATGGAAAATGTAAAGATAAAATTAACGATAAAAATATTAATTGTGTACAACAATATATGAATAATTTGGATAATTCACAAATCAATCTAAATAATTACAGAGTTAATTATGACAAATGTAAAAAATGCGGAGGTGAGTTAATAAAGGTTGAAAATATGGGTGTTATGGTTTGTAATCAATGTAGTCAAATTTTACCATTTTTAATAGAAAATGAAAAACCTTCGTATAAGGAACCTCCTAAAGAAGTTTGTTTTTATGCTTATAAAAGGATCAATCATTTTAGAGAAATATTAGCACAATTTCAAGCAAAAGAAACTACTCAAATACCAGATGAAGTTATCGAAGGTATCAAAAATCAAATTAAAAAAGAAAGAATGAATATTAATCAATTAACTAATATCAAAGCTAAAGATATCCTTAAAAAATTAGGTTATAATAAATATTATGAACATATACCTTTTATTAAAGATAAATTAGGTATTAAACCACCAATTATGTCATCTGAATTAGAAGATATTCTTTGCAATCTGTTTTTAGATATACAAAAACCATATTCTAAAAATTGTCCTGGAGATCGTGTTAACTTTTTAAATTATTATTATGTACTATATAAAATGTGTGAACTTTTAGATGAAAGTTCTTTCTTACCCTTTTTCCCCATGTTAAAAGACCCTGTAAAAAGAATCGAACAAGATGAAATTTGGAAAAAAATTTGTGCCGATTTAAATTGGCAATTTATACCTACCATTTAATAAATTGAATATTCTTTTACTTATTTTAAATAAGCAAAAAGATGTCTTTTAAAAAATTATTAGAATCAAAAACAGGTGCTTTCATTTTTGGAATTAGTATTCTTATTGTTTGTTTCGCTTGTATTATAATTAAAATATTTTGCGTGTGGGGTTTACATGACTTTAGACAAAGAAGTAAAATTGTACCAGTTAAAAAAGAAGAAGATGATATAATTAGATTAACCGTAAACCCATATAATTTTGTTAAAGTTACTGAAACAAGTCTTCATAGTATTAGTAAAAGTTTAAATAAAAAAGAAATTGCTTATATTGAAATTTAATAATATATATATACTTATAGTATATATGACTTCTTTGGTTTCACATTTTCCGGGTTCATTTTCCGTTCCAGGAAATTATGATACAAAATACATAATTATATTAAAAAATTTAATTATGTATATTTCAATTTATAAAAATAATAGTTATGGTAACAAATAAAAAATTTATTTTATTTTTTGTTACTGATTACCTAGGAAATCCAACCAAATTTGCCCCAATACCGAATCCTGCACCAGATCTGGCGGAAGAAGCCATACTTGGAAGGAATGAATCCAAGATACTGAAGGTTGCTGCGGCAGATAAGGCAATCATGGCAACTTCGTCAACTTTTAAAGATTTGGCAGGTATTGTGTAGGCAGCAATAGCGACCATAATACCTTCAAAGATGTATTTAACAGCTCTAGTGAGCAATTCTCTAACGTTTACTATATTCTGTAATTGATCCAGCATTTATAAATAATGTCGAGAAAAAAATATTAATTAATTAATAAAAATAAAACTTAAAATATTAAGATTAATAAAAATTATAATGGAAAATAATTTTGAAAGACAATTTAAACCGGATGGTACAAAAAATACTAAATATATTGATTTGTTGGATGAAGACCGACCATTGTCTGGTCAAAAGTTTACTTGTATTAGTTTTGTTTCACCAGATAATATTTTAAAGAAAAAAGAAATGTTTTTTTTCGAAAAATTCCTAAAACATTGGGATTTTTCTAAATGTATTAAAAAAACAACTCAGTTTTTAAATTTTGTTTCTTTTAAACACAACATTAATTTTGATAATGTTATGAAAGATTTTGAAGATTTTGTAAAAAGCGAAAAAGAAACTCTTATTGAAACTTCTATCGAAGATGAATATGCTACGTTCATAGATAATAAGGAAGAGGAATTACAAAAGGAATTTAATATTCAAAATAATTTCCAAACAAATGTTAGGGGGTTAAAAGTTCGAGGTGTATATCCTTCTCAGGAAGAGGCTGAACTTAGATGTAAAATGTTGCGTGAAAGTGACCCACATCATAACGTATACGTGGGTCCTGTTGGAATGTGGATGCCTTGGGAACCTGATGCTTATAAAACAGGACGTGTTGAATATTTGGAAGAACAGCTTAATCATTTAATGAAAGAGAAAAATAACAACGATGGTTATGCTAAAGAACAGTTTGATAAAAGAGTCAGAGACGCAAAAAATAATGCCATCGAAGAAAATGTTAAATTAGCTAAGAAAACCGGTAACAAGCTTACTCAAAATATTGATGCAGAAGGTGAACTCGTAGGTAATGACGTCAATACAATTGAACGTTCTCTGGGTTCAGATAAAAATGTAAGTAGTGCTGATATTAGAAAAGAGTTGTTTGAAGGTGAAAATATTCGTACTAAAGATAGCGATTCGCCTAGAACAGCTAGAAAAAAAATGATTGAAAAGTATGCAAACGAAGATACAACCAACGAAGACACGACCAACGAAGACACAACCAACGAAGACACAAACAACTAGATAAATAATTTATATTAAAATTTTTAAAATATAAATTACCATTTGCTTTTTTTTACATTAATTCTAGGACCTTTTGAACTTTTTCTGGGATCAAAATCTTCTTCTTCGTCATCCGACCCTAAATCTTTAGATATATCCCAGAATTCTTTTGCTCCTAATTTAAAATCACCATGTGGCATTGCTTTATACCAAAAAATTTGGTCCTCTAATTTATTTGATTTTGCATTATTTGATATTACCAAACATTCATAGTTTTCAGTGCATTGGTCCATTACTTGACAAAAACTTTCAAATGTCGGAAACATACCAGCAAAATTTTCGTAAATCCTTTTTCTATTTGTTAAATAAGGTTCCCTTAGTACAAATGTGTAATCAATATTTGTTCTAAGATTTGGTGGTACTCCTAATGGATATTGCATAGTAATTATCAACATAATCTTCCAATGTCTTCCATTCATAAATAAAAGCCTCATTAGTTTTTCTCTAGCCCATGTATTGTCATATAAACAATCATCCAAAATTACAAAAGCCCTAGGATCTATATTTGACCTTTTATATGCTATTTTTTCCTTTTTCACTTGTTTCATAACAATTTTTTGTCTTTTTAATATATTTTCAATAATTGCAGTATTATATTCATCGTGAATAAATAATTTAGGAACCATGTTCCCATAAAAACCATTTCCGGCTTCTGTACCCGAAATTACAGTTCCAATAGGAATATCTTGGTGATAATATAATAAATCTCTAACTAAAAAACTCTTACCTGTATCACGTCTACCTATTAAAACAACTACAGGTCCTTGGTTCTCTTCTGGTTTAAATGATATATTTTTCATATCAAACTTTTTTAATTCCAAATTCATATAAAAAATAAGATATTTAAAATATAAAATATAATACGCAAAAATGAGTTAAATATTATAATTTCTCTTTCTATAAAATATGTTTACAATTAATTATAAAAAAAACGAAAATGATACTTTATTTAAAAATTTTAATAATGAAAATTTAACAAATATAAAACAATGTCAGAATTATGTTCCAATATATAATAATTTTTTTAAACTAAATCCAAATAACTTTAACAGTATAAATTTAAATAATAAAAATATAATTTTTGAATTAAAAAACAAAAATACCGAACAGGTTTTTGATTGTATTGTAAAATGTAATGAAAAAAATGAAACAAAAAAAACATTTATTAAATATTCCCCACTTTTAGATCCAATTAAATATCTGACTGGAAAATACAAAGAAACAAATATTAAACTATTGCCTAAATTAAATAATAATACATGTCATGAAAAAATATTAGATAAAAATAACTCCGGTTATGTAGATTCCTTTTTCTCTTTTTTATCCAGTAATTTACTACATAATAATAAATTTATAAATGCATTGGATTTTTATGGTTCGTTTTTGGGAATTAAACATAAATTTCATTATAATATTTTTGATGATTTGGAATATTTACATGAATCTAAATTTTTCAAAAATAATAATTCTGTAATTTATGATATTAATGAAGGAGAAATAGATTTTTATAATAACATGTTTGATAGTAAATGTAATAAGAAAAAATTGGAAATCAAAGATGATAATGTAGAACTAGAATTTAATAATTTGAATAATGATGCGCTTAACTTAGTTTTTGATACAAATAATGAAAATACAGATTGTTCTTTAAATTTAGTTTTTGATGTACCGCTAGTAAAAAATATGTCTTTAAAATCAAATAATACTAGTTCTACATGTTCATCTCGTTCTTCTCATACTGACGAATCTGATTTAGACTCTGATATGGAAGCCGAATTTGGTTCGGAAGAGGATGAAGAGGATGAAGAGGATGATGAGGATGATGAGGATAAAGAGGATGATGAGGATGATGAGGATAATGAGGATGAAGAAGATGATGAGGAAGAAGAAGATGATGAGGATGAAAAATTAATTTGTGAAATATTTGACTTTCCAGTCCAAATGATTTGTTTGGAAAAACTAGAAAATACTTTAGATAGTTTACTTGAATCTGAAGAACCTATTGGTAATAAACAATGGGAATCTATTTTCTTACAAATTATATTTACGTTAATTACTTTTCAAAAATGTTTTAAATTTACGCATAATGATTTGCATACAAATAACATCATGTTTAACGATACGGATAAACAATATATTTATTATCGATATAATCAAAAAATATACAAAGTTCCAACTTTTGGTAAAATATTTAAAATTATTGATTTCGGGCGTTCAATTTACACCTATAAAGGTAATGTAATCTGTAGTGATAGTTTTCATCCTAAGGGTGATGCGGCAACGCAATATAATTTTGGATTATATTATAATGAAAAGAAAAAGTTAGTTGAACCTAATTATAGTTTTGATTTATGTCGTTTAGGATGTTCTTTATATGATTATTTTGTTGATGATATGGAAGAATTAGAGGACCCAATTGTAAAACTTGTTTCCGAGTGGATTCATGATGATAACAATAAAAATATATTATACAAAAAAAATGGCGAAGAAAGATATCCTGAGTTTAAATTATATAAAATGATTGCTAGAACTGTACATAATCACACACCCCAAAAACAATTAGAAAGACCAATGTTTCAATCATATATTGTAAAAAAGAAAAAGGTGAAGAAAAAAACAAATATTATCGATATTGATTCCTTTGAAGTTTATGTATAATTTTCTTTGTTAATATATATGGTAAGTCTCCAATATAAAAAAAACACAAAAAAACGCAAAAGAAAAACAAAAAAACGTAAAAGAAAAACAAAAACAAGAAAAAAACAAAGAGAAAAATCCAAAAGGAAAAAAAGGGTTATGGGAAAATCTTCCCCTAAAAAAGGTGGTTCAAGGAAACAATCATTAATTGAGGGTCACCACGAGTTTATGTAAATGGAATTTAAATATTATATATGTATAATATTTAAATGGAATATAAAAAATGTCTTAATTGTCAAAGTTCTATAATGATTCGAAAATCATTTACTATAACCACTTTAACTGGTTATGAAATGAATATAGATAGTGAATTGTATTGTGGTAAAAATTGTTTTTTCTCTTACAATTCAATATTATCAAAGTCGGATACATCTCTATTTAAGGAAAAAAATAGTTACTTAGCAATGTTAATAAAAGAAGATATGAAATTAAAAACTACCTAATCCCTTGGGATCATAATGTGGATAAGATAATGTAAGCTCTTCGCCTGCTTTAATATTTCTACGCGCCTTTAACCCGCGTTTAGCTAAATAGACATTGTGATATGGTCTATTATCATTTATAAAAGCCACAAAATTTCTATGTTTCTTTTGATTAATGATTTTATTATTACCAAATGCTTTTAAACTATAAGTAAATCGAAAATCTTCACCGTATTTTTTAACAAACTTTTTCCAACCCATAACTTGGGATTTCATATGATTGTATGGACAAATAGCTTGGTCTTTTTTAAAAGGGATTTTTGTAAACAACCCATAACCATGTATTTTCGATTTTTTAACTTCTAAATCATAATCAGTTGGATTATCCATAATCCTTTTACCAGCTAATTTAATGTATTTTGGGCTGAATTTATGCAGTGAACTCCAAGTACGACGAAATCTTTTATTTGTTTTCTGGGTTTTTTTAATTTTTTTTAATTTTCTTTTTTTTCTT